GGATATGAAGTACATAACTAACCAGTTCCCAGATAAATTGTATGTACTACAAAGTAATAATAATAAAAATGTAAAATGGTTGCACATCAACTGTGCAGATGGAGCTAATGAACTTTCAAGACAAGCACACCTAAGAAAAATATATTATGGTGAGTCAAGAGAGTTCTTAGGAGCTAAACGTATAATGGTTATAGGAAAGGTAAACAGAGACGAACCCAAATAATAATGAAACTTTAATATAATGATAATATAACTTATGAATTTGTCAATTAAATACAAGTGACTTGAAACCATTTTGGAGAAATTACTATGGAACTAGTAACTCTATGGATGGCAGTGGGTTTTTTATTTGCTGCATATTCTGTAATTGCAAACGATTCTGTGCAAACCCTAGGTACATGGATTGCATCTAATAACGATAGAGTAAATTGGAAGGTGATGTGGTTATCTGCATCATCTGTTTTATTATGGGCACTATGGTATGGTTGGTATATGTACGGTGGAGATATATCGTATGGCCGACTTAATAAGATACCGTTTCAAGAGATACAATGGTATCATGCTATGGCCCCTGGTCTACTTCTATTGCTTACTCGAATAGGTGTACCAGTATCAACTTCATTTTTAGTACTATCTGCATTTGCTTCAACTTTTGTGTTAGAGAAAATGTTGATGAAATCCATGATGGGATATGCTGTTGCAGCTGTTGCAGCTTATGTTATCTGGATCGGTGTAACTAAAATTTTAGATGAAGCAAAACCTGTAAAAGAAGAACATAAAATATATTGGCGAGTAGGTCAATGGTTTACAACAGGTTTTCTTTGGTGGACTTGGTTATCTCATGACATGGCAAACATTGCTGTGTTCCTTCCTAGAGAAATTCCAGTAGACCTTATGGTGTGTATCAGTGTGGTATTTGTTGGTGGTCTATGGTGGATGTTTAGAGAAGGTGGAGGTAAGATCCAGAACATTGTCCTCGAGAAACACAATACACGTTATGTACGAAGTGCAACCATTATTGATGGTGTTTATTGGGTAATCTTATTCTTCTTTAAGGAACTCAATGATATTCCAATGTCAACAACTTGGGTGTTTGTAGGACTTCTTTGTGGTCGAGAACTTGCCATGGCTACTATGACTGGCAAAGAAAAATTTAAAGTGGTGTTTCCTCTTGTAGGAAAAGACTTCTTTAAGATGATGATTGGTCTTGGTGCATCGGTTGGTGTTGTTCTGGCAATACACTATATAATTGTACCAAACGGACTTTAGAAAGGTTTACATAAAATGAGAATGATGGTCGATAGCCAGATCTATGGCTTTGTTATGTTGTTATATAGTCAGCAGTTATTCAACCAAATGTTTGTTGCAGAACAAGACAGTGAATGGAAAAAGATTCAACCTATAGTTAAAGAACTACATGATGCAATGAATGTACAGAACCAATGGGAAGGATACAAGAAGGCTATAGAGTACAATGGATTAGATAACATTGTATTCAAAGGTGTCAAAGATGTATGGTACTTATTGTATACAATGACAAACTATAGAGTACCTGGCATCGACCTTCATGAATCTGTAAAGACTCAACATGAAAAAATATTATACTATGTACTTGTCAATGTGTGTAAAAAGTCACATAAAGAGTATCATAAGTTTGGATCAAGGTTTATTTAGTAAATGATGTTTGTACAGTCTCTGGTTCGTATGGAGCTAGAGGCCATACTAACTCTTTACCAGCAATCTCTTCAACAGTATTCTTCCAAATACTTTCTTCGTATATAACATAACCTAATGTAATTCTTGGTTCATTGGTATACGCTGTATGCCAAACAATCTTATCATGTTCTTCTTTACGTCCATAGTATCCAACCTTACATGACCATCCTGGCTTGTCAGGAATAGTTACTACGTTCTCTTCATTCTCTCCTATATTAGGTTTATGTGATTTTGAACCAGTAGGATTGATGTGTCTCCAGAAACCATCACCAGTAGGATTGTAAGTAAATAAGATATTGTAACTTGGTACATTCCAGTTAGTATGCCACGAGATATATCCTTGTGGAGGATAATACATTTTCAATGCACAGAACCTATACCCCAAGTAGGCTCCAAGATTGTCATCTAACCACTGACTCTTTTCAGCTAAAGGCTTACCTATATCTGCTGATAAAGTACCAGACTTTATCCATGTAGCTATTTGATTGAAATCATATCCATATGAGTCTGGAGGATATCCATCATGCTCATCGTGTCTTAGAGAGTTAAGACATTCAACAGAACTTGCATACTCTGATCTACCTTCTTTGAAGAACTTACCACCACGAGCTTTGAACTTCTTTCCTTGGCCAAAATTATTTGGTAGATCTAAATCCCAGATGAACTTTTGCCATTCATCTAAGTATGTCAAAATTTCCGATTGTATTTGATATATTGGGGTCATCTATTAATCCTTCGTCTTGTGGTCTTGATGGTACTGTATAGTGGTGAATAACTTTCTTGTGTTTCTCACTTAACTCAAAATCTCGATATCCATTTACAAAGTTCCACTTTGGATGGATCTCTCTTATCTTTACATTATAATTCTTATAGAAATTTGTTCTCCAAAAAGCATACGTGTCCCAAAACCATAGAGACCTTGGATGTTCAAACTTTTCGTGCCAGTTTTTCTTATTTTCTATTTGCTCCCTGTAGTTGATATACCAATTGTTTAGCATATCTAATGTATGTGGCTTATTATTATATATAAACATTCCACAATGCCATAGCATTCTATACACACCATTCTTGGCATTATCTTCCCATGAGTGTACAGCATACAAAGGCTTACCATCTGGTTCGCCACCTTCCCAGATAAGTTTCTTATCTTCTTCTTTGTAATGAGTAAGTTCTCTGTCTTTCATAAAGTATACAACTTTAGCATTGTATGGTCTATTTGTAGTCATAGCCATATCAAAGTTGTCAGGTAAATCATCAAAGATATACTTTATGTCTTCAGACTCACAATATGTATCCGCATCCATATAGCATGTCTTGTCAAAGATTGTTTGGTTAAGAGCCCATAACTTAGCTCTACAATGACATGGAATATTAGTTACAATCTTATCGAAGATTCTTGAGTCTCTTCTTTCTTGTACCCAAGGCTCATGAGTAAACAACATTATCTTAGCTTCTGGCCACCAGTCCTTAATGGACTCAGCAGACATTACAGCAGCATCATAATAAGGTTTAGTTAGAGAGCCAACGTACAGAAAACCATTATTCTGCTGCTTCTGCGACATCTTCTTTTTTAGACTCCATATGATCAAGAGCAATGAGAGCACCTACAGTAGCAATAACTTCCATTGTAGATTTTGACTTTCGTATTGCTGACTTCAATTCTCTGTTTGTGGACCTGCTTACTACATCTAATTCAAATGCTTCAACCTTAGCTCCAAACAAACCTTCTTGTTTCATTTTGGATTCACGTTCCTTTTCTTCCTCTTCTTCTTTAGAACGCATCCTATGGATCTTATTGATCTCGCGACCAGTATTCTTATTCAGTTGGTCTTCAGTGAATATTTTTCTTAGATGGTGCCATGCTGCTTCATGCATAGGAGCTGAATCAATAGTATGATTCTCAACTCTATCATCTGGCATTCTTAGAAAGAATGTAAGAACTGTTCTTGCATCATTAGAAAAGAATGCATAGATAGGTTCTCCATCACCAAATGGCCAATCAGGCTCTACCGCTTTTTCTTCTGCCAATTTAATCTCCTCCATGTCATCTGCCTCAACAGGATCACGCATCCATGATGTCTTCATATTCTTGTCAGGAGGTCTGACTAAGCCTAAACGGTCTGAACGATCTTTACTGAGACTTTCTTTGTAAACTTCATCAACCACATCTTCCTTGTTGTGAGGAACATCGTGGTCAATCTCTTCATCAAATTCTGGAATCTTTGCATCGATTCTTTTGTTAGCCAACTCTGCTTCTGAACTGGCAACTTTACCTGACACATCAACCTTGAAGCCATGTGCTCCAGGATCAATGTCTATCACATCACTCATTATTTACTCCTTATGCAACCCTCACCCATAATTTAAGTGTAGATGCTGTGCCAACGTAGTTTGTTGTATCTACGTATGTATTTATATAATTATTCAAATAGTCAACTGTGTACAATTTAGCATAGGTTTTTGTAAAGTTCTTTTCAAAATATCCTGTAAACGTACCTTCATAATCCTTATTGTAATCTTTTGTAAAGTCAATATAGCCTTCATAGTTCTTTGCATAGTTAGCATCATAAAATTTTGCATATGCTTTTTGCCATGCTTTCTCAAACTTTGCAACACTAGTATAATTTATACTTCCAAAATTACTTGAGTATACAGCTTCGTATTCTTTATCATAGTCTTTAACATAATCAGTTTCATTTGAATAAGACTTAACAAATGCTCCTTCAAAGTTCTCTGACCTTGTAGCTGTATATTCTTTTTCATAAGTTATATCAGCTGCATATAATTTGGTATAGTCTGCTGTATATGTTTTCTCATAGTTTACCGTTCTAGTTCCTTCATAGGTATGAATAGATGAATACGTCTTTGTAAAAATACCTGTAAATGTTTTTGTATAATCCTTATCATACTCTTTCTGGAACTGTTGAGTGGTAGCCCAATCGTTCACATATTCTTTATTATACATCCGACCCCAGCTCTTAGTAAACAGTTTTTCGTAGTTTACAAAGCCAGAATATGTATTTGTTACTTCTCCAACATAGTCTTTGAGGTAGTTTGAAACAAATTGACCAGTATAGTTGATAAACCCTGAGTAGTTGCCTTCATAGTCTCTTTGCCATACCTTGGTGTAATCTTTTGTGTATGTGGCTGTATAGTTACGGGTATAATTCTTTTCCCAGATCTTTGTCCATATTCTTTCATATTGTACAGCGTATGACTTTTCATAGTTTTTTAAGTACTCCTTGTTCCAATCTACTTCCCATTGTTTAGTGTATGTCTTTACATAGTTTTTTTCATATACTGTATCGTAGTTCTTAACCCAGTTCTTGGTGTACGCTTTGACGTAATCTTTGTTCCAATCTTTTGTGTATGTCTTAACCCAGTTCTTTGTATAGGCTTTGACCCAGTTGGCATCAAATGAACCCTCATAGTCTTTCAACCAATCTTTATCATAGTTGGTTACCCAGTTCTTAGTATATGTCTTTGTGTATGTTTTAACATAGTCTTTATCATAAGCCTTGACCCAATTCTTTGCATACAGTTTTGTATATGCTGCATCAAAAGAACCTTCGTATGTTTTATCGTAGGCCTTTTCCCATTCCTTAGTATAATCTTTTAGATAGTTCTTTTCCCAAACTTTTGTATATGTTGCATCAAATGTACCTTCATATGCTTTCACATAATCTTTATCATATGCTTTTACCCAGTTCTTTTCATACACAGCAACATAATCTATGTTCCAATCTTTTGACCAATCAGTATTGTATACAGCATCATAATTAGCATCATATGTCTTTACCCAATTCTTAGAATAGTCTGCAACATAATCTTTGTTCCAATCTTTGTTGTATATACCAACATAAGATTTAGTATAATCTTTTAACCATGTTTTCTCATATGTCTTATCATATGCTTTTACATAGTCTGCAGTATAATCTTTGATCCAGTTTTTAGTATATGTCTTTACCCATACCTTTGTATAATCTTTGACCCAATCCTTATCGTAGTTTGCATCAAATGATCCTTCCCAAATTTTTGTGTAGTTTGTAGTTTGAGAGCCAGATGCAAAACCACCATAGAAAACAGGTCCAACATATATCCTGTCATAGTTACCTAACCATACCTTAGCATATCTTTTTTCATAGGCTTTTTGATATACTTTATCATAGTCTTTGTTGTAGTCAGTAACGTAGTCTTTCAACCAGTTCTTTGTATATGTTTTTTCCCATATCTTAGTATAGATTGTATCGTAATTCTTTTCATAGTTTTTATCAAACGAACCTTCGTAAGCCTTATCATAAGTCTTGACCCAGTTCTTTGAATAAATTTTTACGTAATCTTTGTTCCAGTCTTTTGTCCAGATTTTAGTATATGCCGCGTCATAGATTTTCGTGTACGTCTGAGCCCAGATTCTATCGTATGCCTTAACATAGTCTTTCTCATAAGTCTTGACATAATTTTTTTCATACTCTCCAAGCCATTGTTTTGCGTAGTCTGCATCATATCCTTTCACCCAATCCTTTACATATATTTTATCGTATGCCTTTACCCAATCTTTTGTGTAGATGCCAAGCCATACTTTGTTCCAATCAACTTCGTATCCTTTAACATAATCTTTGATGTATGTTTTTACATAGTTCTTCTCATAGTCTTTATTGTAATCAGTTACCCAATCTTTTGCATATGCAGCTTCATAGTTCTTAACATATACACCAACATAAGCCTTGACATATGTTTTCTCATAGTCAGTTATATAATCTTTATTGTAATCAGTAGTATATGTTTTTACATAGTTCTTTTCATAGTCAGTAACATAGTCTTTGTTCCATGTCTTTTCGTACTCTTTAACGTAGTCTTTGTCATATGTTTTGTCATATAATTTTGCAAACGCTTTTGAGTATGTTTTGATCCAGTCTTGGAGCCAGCTTTTTTCATACTGTGCTGCATACTCAGTAGTATAAGTTTTGATCCAGTCTTTAGTCCAGATCTTATCATAATTTTTTGAGTAGGTTGTTGTGTAGGTTTTTGTGAACTCATTCTGGAATATACCAGGACCTGCAAACTCGACAGTCCAAGCTCGCCCATAGTCTTTCGTGTATGTTCTATTAGAAGTTCCCGTATAGTTTGCTGTAGCAGAGAATGTCTTTGCATAATCATTTCCAAAATCTTTTACGTATGCTTTGATGTAAGTTACAGAAAAAGCTGGCTCACCTTCATAGAACTTTGTATATGACGCTGAATAGTTTCTATCAAACGATCCTTCATAATCAACATCAAAGTTTTCAGTCTTTTGGAATTCACCAGACCATTGCTTTTCATACAACTTGTTCCAATCTCTTGCATACTCTGCAAGATAGTTTCTTATTCCAACATAACCTTTGATCCAATCTTTATGATAGTTTGCTGTAAAAGTTTGATCATACTCTTTGTTGTAAAGTATGAATCCAGCATATGCTTTGGAATATGATACTATCCAATCTTTTGCAAAGTCACCTTCAAATGTTCTATTGTATGAAACAACTCCTTCATATACACCAATATAGTCTTTGTTGTAATCTTTGTTCCATACCTTAGTGTATATCTTTTCATAGTTTTGTGCAGATGTGTATGTCTTGGTCCATGCCTTTTCATATGAACCAACAAACTGTCCTACAAAGTTACCAGCATAATCTTTCTCGTAATCTTTTTGCCACTCTGCTGAGAATGCAGCAGACCAAGCTCTCTCATAATTTTTTAGATAACTTTGTACGTATGATTTGACATAAGCCTTTTCATATGTCTTAGTATAAGTTTTGTTGTAATCAGTGACCCAAGCCTTCGTGTACGTTCCTGTATCACCAACGTAATCTGTTTCCCAAGATTTTTCATATGTCTTAACATAGTCCTTATCATAATTTTTAACATAGTCCTTTTCCCAAGTGTTTGCAGTGTCATAATTTTTTACATACTCTGAAGTGAAATCTGGTACCCAATGTTTTGCATAATCTTTAGAATATGATGCACTATCAGAATCTATGATCTTTGTATCTAAAATTGTTCCTTGATCTACCCATGTACCTGTAGATGGAGCAGTAGCTTGTAACTTATATGTTCCAATACCAGTTGCAATGATTCTATTTCTTAATCTAGCTGCCAGAGTTTTTATTTCTGTATTGGTCATCTGTTTTAATGATGTACCATTTACCTTCAAAGGTAGAACCTCTGTTGGTGATGTAGCAACAGAAGTCTTCCTGTATAGATTATAACTTGTTGATGTATTGTATGTGTTATCTGTTAGTGCTGGAGTTATAGCAGCGTATCTATCTGAGTCAGGATTTGAGGTTGACAAGACATAAGACCCAATTCCGTTAGACACAAGATTGCTAAGAGCAGTACTAATGATAATCGAGTTGAGATTAGCATCCGATGTTTCCTGTATAGTTGTACTAAATTCGACAGGACGGATCATACTTGTTTCAGAAACTGATGTTAGATTCTGATAAACTGTTGTTGTTGAGCTTGCAGATGAATTTGTATCAGTAAAAGAACCTATACTGTCACCAGTATCAGTTCCAACAGATAAAGTTCCTGTACCAGAAGTACTAGAAGCAAACTCTAAAAGAACTTGATGTACAATGTGTGTTAGTTCGGTATCAGGTATTTCTTGTAGTGCAACCCAAGTTCCACCACCAGTGGTTTTAATCTTGAGAGGCTTACCCATAGCCTCTTACCCTTGGAACTTATAGTTAGGATCACCCAAGATGTTGCCCTGATATATCATACTTACGAAGTTGGAATTGTATCCTTTAATGGCTGCACCAGGCTTACCACCATCACCAGATCTAGCAAGTCTTGTTTTTCTCAAGAATCTTTCACCACCACCGGTACCAATGTTTCCTAAGTTACCACCTCTACCACCTATAGCTCTTGAGTTTCCATACTCCCAATCTGGAACACCTCTACCACCACCATTGAATACATCACTATCTTGTGGTAAGAATAATAGATGACTGTGATCAGCTTCTGTTGTACCTTTTGTACCAATGTTCCAACCAGCACCACCAGAACCTGCAACACCAGTTGATTCAGCAAAGCCCATGTATGAAACATTAACTTCTCTTGACCATGCATTATCTTCATATACCTTGGCATAATCTTTTGTCCATGTTCCAAGGTATGTTCCAGTGTATTCTTTGAGATAATCTTTTGTAAAGATACCTGTGTATGTTTTGATCCAGTTCTTTTCGTAATCTTTGTTCCATACTTTAGTATAGTTGGTTGTTTGTGAGCCAGAAGCAAAACCACCATAGAACACTGGGCCAACATAAATCTTGTCATAACTTTTTGTATAGTTAGTTAGATAGTCTTTATCAAATGTACCTTCATATGCTTTTTGATACAACTTAGTATATGTTCCAAGATATTCTCTTTCATATATTTTTTGATAGTTCTTTGTATATGTACCAATGAACGATCCTTTAGTGTTGTATACTCTAACAAACGTATCTGTATATGTTTTGAGATAACCTCCATACACACCACCAACTCTTTGATACTGACCAAGATATTCTTTGATCCAAGTAGCATTGTACTCTGCAACATAGTCTTTATCATAAGACTTAGTATATTCTTTTACAAAATCTTCAGAGTATGTCTTGATGTAAGTTGCTGTATAGGTACCAACATATTCAGCATTGTACTCTTTAACGTATTCTTTATCGTATGATCCACCAAAGTCTTTATCGTAGTTTTTGGTGTAATCAGCTATGTAAACTTTTGTATATTCTCCTACGTAAGTTGTAGACCCGAAGCCAACGGTCCAAACTTTGGTCCAGGTTTTTTCATATTCTTTATCATACGAGCCTTCATAATCTTTGTCGTATGATCTTGAGAATGTGGCAATGTACGATCCAACATAATCCTTGTCGTAGTTCTTTGTATACGCCTTTGTATAATCTGTTGAATAAGTCTTTGTGTAGTCTGCATCGTATGCTTTGACCCAAGCCTTCGTGAAATCTTTAGCATATGCAGCTTCGTAATCCTTTTGATATACCTTGGTGTAAGTTTTTGTGAATGCACCTTCGTAATCCTTTTCGTAGTTCTTTTCATATGACTTAGTATATGTACCTTGGTACAACTTATCATATGCTTTAGTCCATGCTTTTGTATATGTTGCAGCTGAGCTGTTCCATGCTTTAGCATAGTCTGCTGAGTAATCTTTTTCGTATGTTTTTGTATAGTCTCCAACATAGTCACGATCATAATTCTTTACGTAATCTTTTGTAAAGTTAGATGCAAAATCTTTGTTGTAGTCTTTACTGTAATCTTTTGTCCATGCTTTTGTAAATGAACCTTCATATACCTTTTCATAATCCTTCTCCCAAGACTTGGTATATGTTTTTTCCCAATCTTTGGAATATGCTTTTTCGTAGTCTTTCTCCCAGGACTTAGTATATGTTGCACCATCATAAGTTGGTCCAACATAAGCAGCATCAGCACTCTCATATGTTTTTGTATATACTCCAACATATGTTTTTACATATGTTGCATTATAGTCTGCTGCATATTCTTTATTGAAAGAACCAGCCCATTCATTTACATAGTCACCTTGCCATACTTTTGTATATTCTTTTTGATATGTCTTCTCAAATGATCCTGTATATGATGCTCCATCATATGTCTTAACATATTGTTTAAGCCAATCTTTATCATATCCAAGTCCATCATAGTCTTTGTCATATGCTTTCTCAAAAATATTTGTGTATGTTTTGAGGTATGCTTTATCGTATGTCTTAGTCCATGTTTTTTCATATGCCTTAGAGTATGCTTTTGCATATGAACCTGTGGATGTAATTGTACCAGCACTTTCATAACCACCATACAATCTTGTGTACAATGTATTTGTATACTCTTTTGCATACAATGCAACACCAGTATCTGGTAAGAATGTTTTAACATATGCAGTTGGTGTAGCAGCATCTTGTGTTCCACCATGGAAGGATCCAACCCAGTTAGAAGACCAATCTCTTAACCAGTTCTTTTCCCATTGCTTAGCATAGTTAGCTGCTGATGAATCCCAAGCCTTTGCATAAACTTTCTCATATGGCTTGTCGTATATTCTCTCATATGGTTTAACATAATCAACATCGTAGTTCTCAGCTTGTGAGAATGATTCTATTTCACCTGGTGATACAAAACTTGATGATACTGTGTATGCTGTTGCTCCAGTAAATCCAGAAACATATTGCTTACCATAATCAATTGCATATTCAACTTCACCATCACCATATCCAACTGCAGATGTAAACGATCCAAGAGGTCCAGTGTATGTTGCCTTATCTTCATCAATCCAATACAATCTACCAACATATGCTTTTGTGTAATCTTTATCATATGTTCCATGATATTGTTTACTGTAAACTTTTTGATAGTTCTTTGCATAGTTCTTTGAGAATGTTCCTTGCCATACTTTCTCGTAATTCTTTTCCCAAACCTTTGCCCATGCCTGATCAAATGATCCTTCATATGATTTGACATAGTTCTTTTCATAATCTTTGTTGTAGTTGCCTTCCCAAACTTTTACGTAAGCTGCATCATAATCTTTTGCCCATATTTTATTATACACACCAACGTATGCTTTTGTATATGTCTTATTGTAATCAGTTGTATAGTCACCAACATATTCTTTTACATAATCTTTAGCCCAATTTTTCTCGTAGTCTGCTGAGTAAACTTTTTCCCAAGACTTAGTATAATCACCTTGGTAATCAACATCATATCCTTTATTGTAATCTGTTGAGAAGTCTCTTTCCCAATCAGTATTGAATGCTTTTGTAAAGATTCTTGCATATGCTTTTGTATATGTTTTTGTATATATTCCAACATAGACAGCATCAAATGCTTTTGTCCAATCTTTTGAGTATATCTTAGCATAGTCTTTTGAATATGTTTTCTCATAGTTACCTTGCCACAGTTTTGTATATGTCTTAACATAGTTCTCTTCAAAAGATCCTTCGTATGCTTTTTCATAATCTTTAGACCAGACTTTATCATATGTTTTTGAGAAGTCAGCAGCATATTCTTTAGTATAAGTTTTTACCCAATCTTTTTCATATGCACCAACATATGCTTTTGTGTATGCAGCTTCATAAGTCTTGGTATATATTTTTGCATAATCACCAGTGTAGTCTTTTATGTAATCTTTTATCCAGTCCTTTGTATACGCTTTATTCCATGTAGCAGCATATTCTGTAAGAGCTGTAGTTCCATGATATGTGGCACCAAGATATGTTGTTGTGTAAACACCAGCTTCTTTACTGTATGGATCAGAGATACCTGATGCACCTCCACCACCTCCACCACCACCAATGATACCATAGTTCTCTATGAATAGATGTACATTGGCTCCTGTTTCAATAGCATGGCCACCATCACTACCATCATTTCCAAGTCCTCTGGTGCTACCATTTGCATCACCACCATCACCACCTTTACCAGCAATAACGCCTGTTGTATAGTTTACAATACGAACAAGGTGTTTAATTTCTGCTTGTGTATCACCAGAAACATTTGCTGTTACTGAATCCATAACTAAGTTAACAGCAGGTATGTTGTTTGCAGTAGAACCAAATATGAATTGCTTTGTATAGTCGTTCTTATCGCCAATGTATATGTTTACAAGTTGTGGAACTGAGTCTGGTGTCTTGCCTTTAGCTTCAAGATAAGATTTAAGATTGAAGTTATTGATATAGTAAGTTATCTTACCTAAGTGTGTTTCAACACCTCTAGCTGATCCAGCATCAGAATCATCAAGTAATGCTTCACCTTCATCTAAGAAGATGTCAGTAGTATCGTATCCTATGTAAGCAAGTTTCCATTCATCACCTTGCTTGGTGTTTAAGTATCTAACTTTTTTCCATTGACCAGATTGATGTACAAATAAGTTTCTGACAGACTTCCAAGTGTTATCTTGCATAACATGGAGTTTAGGTTGACCAGTAAGGTCGGAATCAAGCTGTCCTGAGGATGGACCAACAAAACTTGTTGTACCTTCAAAAGCAATATTTGTAGGCCAGTCTCCAGTGTATCTTTGTACAAAGTCTTCTTCTCCAGTGTATGTTGGAGCAAAGCTACCTTGATATGGACCTTCCCAAGTTTTGAGATAATTTACTGGACCAGAATAATCTGTAGCACCAGTGTATCCAGTATCAAATGTAGCAGCTGGTGAGTATGTACCTGAGTAGTTTCCTGAATATGTTTTTACGTAATCTTTAAGATAATCTTTAGACCAAGTACCTGTGTATACTTTTTCCCAGTCTTTATCATAGTCTTTAGCATATGCTTTTTCCCAAGTACCAACATATAGTGTTTCCCATACCTTAGCATAATCTTTATTCCAGTCACCAGTGTAATCAGTTGTTTGTGACCCAGATGCAAAACCACCATAGAAAACAGGTCCAACATATATTTTCTGATATGTCTTTGTATAATTTACAACCCAATCTTTTGCATAGTCTTTATCATATCCTTTGACCCAATCTTTAGTATATACTTTATTCCATGCTTTTGTATAATCAGCATTGTAATCTTTAGAATAGTTCTTTGTATATGCATGAGAATAGTCACCAGTGTAGACACCAATATATTGTGTACCCCATTGAGATACATAATATGTTGGGCCAACATAGTTCTTAACAAAGTTGATTGCTCCTTCGAAGTTCCTTGCACCCATATAGAATTTAAGGAACGTAGCAAAGATTGCATCATATGATTTGTTGTACTCACCTTGATACAACTTATTGTAATCAGTTACATAGTCTTTAACATATATCTTATCATAGTTCTTTTCATATGATGCAACATAATCTTTTTCATATGTTTTAGTGTATTCACCCTGATATAGTTTTACAAAGTCTCTTGTATAGTGAGCTTCATATGCTTTTGTATAAGTCTTACCATAATCTACTTCATAGTTAACTACGTAATCTTTTACCCAATTTTTGGTATAAGTTTTTACATAATTCTTATTCCAGTCTGTGGTATATGTCTTAACATAATTTTTCTCGTAATCTTTTACGTAGTTCTTTTCCCAGATCTTGGTATAGATTTTATCATATTCTTTAGCCCACAACTTAGCATAGACTTTATCGTAACCTTTTATCCAATCTTTTACATAGTTGGTAACATAATCTTTTTCATAATCAGTTACATAATCTTTTTGATATGTCTTTACCCAGTCTTTATCATATTGTTTTTCATATGATGTATCATAATTCTTGACCCAGTTCTTAGTCCAGATCTTGGTATATGCTGCTTCATATGTTTCAATATATTCTTTATTCCAGTCTTTTTCATATATCTTATCATATATCTTAGTATAATCTTTGTTCCAGTTACCATCAAAAGATCCTTCATATACTTTATCATAATCTTTAGCATATGACTTAACGTAATCTTTATTGTATGTTGCATCAAAGGAACCTTCGTAATCTTTAACCCAGTTTTTAACCCACTCACCAACAAAGACATTAATGTAATCTTTTACATAATCTTTGTTCCAATCTTTGGTGTAAGTTTTTACATAGTTCTTTTCATAGTTGGCATTGAACACACCTTCGTATGTCTTATCATAATTCTTCTGCCATACTTTGGTATATGCTGCTACGTAGTCTTTATTCCAATCTTTTGTCCAAATCTTGGTATAATCTTTTACGTAGTCCTTATTCCAATCTTTTGAATAGTTGTCAGTAAATGACCCTTCCCAAACTTTAGTATAGTTTGTTGTTTGAGAACCAGAAGCAAAACCTCCATAGAACACTGGGCCAACGTAGATCTTATCGTATGTACCAACCCAATCTTTTGCATATATCTTAGTATATGTCTTAACATAGTTCTTTTGATAAACTTTATCATACTCTTTATCGTATGTTTTTACCCAGTTCTTTTCATAGATCTTATCATAATCTTTTACCCAGTCCTTTGTATATACACCAGTCCAAGCCTTCTCGTAGGCCTTGACATAATCTTTGTTGTAATCAGTAGTGTATGTTTTTACATAGTTCTTTTGATATGATGTCCAATCAGCTGAGTTGATTTGTTCTTGAGCTGTTTCATTATCAGTAACGTTGAAGTTAGCAGTATACTTACCGTTAGCTTTGTCTATTCTAAGATCATCAATAAAACCACCAATGGATGCATCTAATTGTCTTCTGTTACCAATAACTAATCTATTTGCACCAGCTAAGTTTGCTGCAGTTCCGTAAGTTGCTGCATCAGCTGTACCATTGATATATACTTTGATTGTGTTACTTATTCTTACGATTGCAACATGGTTAAATGTATCAGATGACCATGGACTATTGTCATCTGCTGTAACTCTTGCAGTTGTTCCTTCGTAGAATATAATTTGACTTGGGCTACTTGCATCGTTACCTCTTATAGCCCACTTGACACTATTGTCAGCAGATGCATATGCTTCTAAGATTGTTGCATTGTTTGTACCTGGAGCTCTTAACCAAAACTCAATTGTAAAGTCTTCATTGCCAAAATTAAAGTCATCATCTGCAAAGTTGATTGTTAGACCACTAGAACCACTACTTGGAACTTCTATAGATGCAGAACCAAATTTCTTTTGATCTGTACTCTTAGCAGCATTACCGTGTACAGTTGTAACATGGTTACCTTGATCAGACAAGTCATGAAAGTCTGTATCATTATCTGTAGCTGTTGGAGCCTCTGCATTTAGTAACAGAACAGTATCATCAAAGTTGTCGTATGGAACATGATAAGATGTTATGTAATCTTTTTGATATACACCAACCCATGCTTTGTCGTAAGACTTAACATAATTCTTATCCCAGTTCTTTTCCCAAATCTTAGTATAAGCACCAACGTATGCTTTGGTGTAAGTTTTAGTCCAAACCTTATCCCAGTCTTTTGTATATGCAGCTGTATAAGTTTTGACGTAACCTTTGTTCCAATCAGTTAGATAAACTTTATCATAATCAGTTACATAATCTTTTTCCCAAGTCTTATCATAGTTTTTGATGTATGCTGCTACGTAATTCTTCTCGTAGTCTTTTACCCAGTTCTTAGTATAAGTCTTGGTCCAAACTTTTTCATAGATCTTATCGTATGCTTTTTCCCAAACTCTAGTATAGTCATCAGCATAATCTTTTGACCATACTTTTGTATAATCTGTTTCATATGTTTTTACATAATCTTTGGAATAAGTTTTTACATAATCTTTGTTGTAATCTGTTGTATATGTTTTGACATAATCTTTTTCATAGTCAGTTACATAATCTTTCTGCCATACCTTTTCCCAGATCTTGGTGTATGTTTTACCGTAATCCTTTTCCCATTCCTTGGCCCAAGACTCATCATAGTTCTTAGTCCATATCTTGGCATAGTCTGCAGCCCAGTCTTTGAGGAAAGATGCGTTCCATATCTTTGTATATACACCAGTATATGTTTTAGTGTAACCTTTGATATAATCTTTGAGAAAGTCTTTTTGATATGCTATAACATAATTGGTATCAAACGATCCTTCGTATGATTTAACGTATGCCTTTTCCCAATCTTTTTCATAATCTTTTACATAACTTGCTTGCCATACTTTAGTATAGTTTGTCGTTTGTGATCCAGAAGCAAAGCCACCGTAGAAAACTGGTCCAACATATATCTTATCATAATCTTTGACCCAGTCTTTTTGATATATCTTAGAATATGTTTTTACATAATCTTTATTGTAAGTACCAACCCAAGCCTTTGTGTAATCTTTATTGTAGTCTTTTACCCAGTTTTTGGTATACGCTTTTTCATAAATTGTATCAAACGTACCTTCATATGTTTTATCATATGCAACTTGATAATCAGCTTGCCATAATTTAGTATATGTTGCTTCATAATCTTTATGATAAGAGAGAAGGTATTCTTTTTCGTAGTCACCTACATACAGCTTGTCATATGCTTTGACCCAATTTTTATCATAGGCCTTAACCCAAATCTTAGTATAATCTTTCAACCAATTTTTGGTATAAGTCTTTACATAATCACCAACGTATGTTTTGTTGTATACACCTTCATAAGCTAATCCTAAGAATGAGTTGGTGGCAACACCACTATATGATCCAGTATAATCAGATGTAGCAACATAGTAGATAAGTGTTGAGTAAACAGTATCACCTTGGTATGTTCCAGTATATGATGCACCATCATAGTTTACTGGACCTTCATAAGATTGTCCACCAGACCATACTTTGGTAAAGTTAGCTGTTACATTATATGCTTTTACGTAGTCTTTGTTAAAGTTTTCATCAGCAGCATATGATGCTCTACCTACATATTGCTTTTCATAGTTAGCAGCACCAGTGTATGATTTTGTATAATCTTTTGTATAGTTTACCTGTACTGTATAGTATCTTAGATTTTGATATTCTTTTGTGTAGTTAATGAAACCTGTGAAACCAGCACCAGTAGAATCTAGATATGTTATAGCTCCACCATAGTTTTTTGTAAAAACTATAAAGCTATCAGCTCCAACCCAAGGACCTGCTGAGTAGTTTACTAAACCTTCATAATCTTTTTGATATGCCTTTGTATAGTTTGCTAAACCTGCATATTGTTTAGCATATGCTCTTTGCCATTCAGCTTGGTAAATTGTTTCACCAACATATGTCTTCTGATATGTTTTGAGATAATCAGTTGATCCTTCATATGTTTTTGTGTATTGTGCAAAGCCAATGAAACCAGAATATGTTGGAGTAAAGTTTGCAACACCTTCATATGTTCCAGTAAATGATGCTCCATCATATGGACCATCACCAACATATCCAACTACACGACTGTAACCTATATCTGAAGAGTAAGTACCAGAATAGTTTGCAAGTATGTTCATTGCAGCCCAGATACTATCTGGCTGATTGGTTTCTGAACCATACTCTTTTCTGTATCCATCTACACCAGAAAAGTTCTTTAAGGATGTATAAGCCTTAGAGTATGTTGTTGTATCTTGAGATTGATAGTTAGTAAAACCTTCATAGGTCTTTGTATAGTTGCCAGCAAAGTTAGATTGCCAAGCTAGTGTAGATGTCCTACTCTTGGTATAGACTCCTTCAAATCCATTGTAGAATCCATGGAACGCATTTGTATACACAATGTATGGAGTTCTCGTATTCTCTCCAGTATACGAGATCTCGAAGGTTCGTTCACCTCCTGCGTATTCTTTTGCGTAGAGTCGTGTAGAGTAAGACATACTTTATATATGCCTTAACTAAATGTCTGGTACCAGATGTCTCCATTTGCACCACCAGATGGACCTGATGTGCTAACGTAAACAACATACGACGAATCATTGTTAGAGGCTGCTTCAAAGTTGCGAGATGTTTTTGTTATCTCTGCAGTACTAATAGCATTCACGAGACCTCTACTTGTAACATTTGCAGTTATTGCAAAAGTTGTATTTCCAAAGTTACCAGTTGATATACCCGTGTCTGGAAGTGTTGCTGTTTGAACATTGGCGGTGCTGTTAACAATAGTTACGCCAGCTACTTTTAATGGCATTACTCTTTCTCCAATTCTTCAACTCTATTATTGAGTTCTTTAATAGCTTCTATTAACAGAGGAATGAGCGATTGGTACTTAACTGCTTTGTTTCCGTTACCGTTTGTAGAAACAAGAAAAGGTAATTCTTCTTCTATCTCTTGAGCAATAACACCTAAATCAAGCTGTCCATTTTTCTGATCATCTGTCTTCCATCTAAACTGATAACCATTTATTTTACTTACAACTTCCATTGCATTAGTCATTTGTAAGATATCAGTTTTCAATTTTATGTCAGATGAAAAACTAGCTTCAACATCACCAGCTACTAATATGTTGTTAAAATATCCATTTGCAACCATCATAGTAGGTGTACCAATATCATGAGTTACATTTGCAGATACATGAACATTGGATGCAACATTAAGAGCTGCTGCTGTTGCAACAGTACCACCTCTTATTGTATCCTTAGCAACTAATGTATTAGCAGAGAAGAAGCCATTTACATGACCATTTCCTGTAGTAATAGTATGGTTTGTTGAGTTTGGAGAACTAACTGCACCAACTGTAACTATTATTGTACCTGCATCATAAACAAGTTGATTTGTTCTTTCAACCCATTCTCTGAAGGTATCAGTAGCTACAGCAATGTTAGCTCCTAAAAAAGATGTTTTTGCCATACTATCCTCTAACTAAATTCTGCAACAATTCTTTTATTTCACCAATGTCTGACTTGAGTTTTTCAACGTCATTATGTAATGTCTTTGCTTCTATCGCATCTTTCCTTCTACTCTTATAGAGCTCGAAGGCATTCCTATCAGTATTTATAAGAGCCATGGAGTTAGGATCGCGATCATAAGAGTCATTATCAGTCTCGTATCTTACAACATCACTCATGTTATATACTCAATGCTAATGCTCTAAAGTCTTTGACTCTAGGTGATCTTGCTGCATTATCACTTAACAATACAATTTTGATCTGAAAGTTTTTGAATGTATCAAATTTGTTTTGATTTGAGTTGTAGTATGTTGCTATGAAACTATTTTGTGGATCTTTGAAAGCTGTTTGCGGTGTATCAACTTTGAATATATCTGCTTGAGTATTATCAAAACTAATTGCATTACCAACTGTAATCACTGTAGTGTTAACTGCTGTAACAGTCTCTATTTGATAATCTATAGCTGCATCTGTGTTGACAATTTTTAGAAGATCACCAGCTGCTATTGCACTAGATTGATCATCCGTTGTTGCTATCAAAGTGTTTGCATTATCAGCTAAACCTTTACCATCTAATTGAGTTGATGGAGGTGTATCAGGTATTCTATATTCATATTCTGCAAAGTCATCTAAAGAACCTGGAGCAGATTGTTTATTGAATCCTTGAAGTTGTAGTCTTGTCCAATGTCTATCTTGAAAGTCATCAACTTCTAACTCATTAGATATTCTACCATATACCTCTACTTCTGCAGATCCTGGTTTTGTAGCTGTAACAAATACTCTTAGATCTTCAGCATCTAATCCATCATCCAATGTAACAGCTTTTGAAACATACTTAGACAATGCACTACCTGTATCTGGTAGATGTTCATTAGTATTACTGTTGTTGATTATGTTCTCAACTCTTAGTATGTTACTGATACCATCATCTATAACAGGAGACAAATGAGTCTTAGCTGAGTTGAATAAGAATGTATGCTTCAGAGACTTGCCTGTACCATCCACAATCTCATTTGATCTACTCTTAATGATAGCAACTTCTGTCAATCTGTTTCTATTGTTGATTGGCATTTGTGTATTTGCTGTTTGTCCAGTAGCAGTGTTAGATTGATGGTATTGTGTAAGTGCTGTATCTGCTGGAGTGATTTGATACATCATATTATCAAATGCGGTCATGTTAATATTATCAACAGTTGTAATTGTAGCATTTGCAGCTGAATCACTACCAACAATACTGTTTGTGTTAGCAAACTTGAATGTAGCATTTGCTGCTGTAGATTTGATAAGATGCATTTCTTTCAACTGATCAGTACTTTCATAATAGAATACTTCACCAGTTGGAGTCAACTGTATGTCAGCAGAAGAAGATGTAAAGTCTGGAAATCCTCTTACAGTCAAGCTAGTATTGTTTGCAATTGCAGTTACTTCTCTAACTGAGTGAGATGTTCCATTTGTTAATGCAACAAAGTTTCCTACAGCCAGGTCTGATGTGAACGTCGAACCTGATCCAGTAACCGTTTCGCTAGTTGCCGAAAAAGATACGTTACCTGTGATGTTTGCACTGTTGTCGTAGACAAAGGCTCTTTCTCCTTGTTCAAATGTTCCATTGATACTTTCTAATGAAAAGAACTCGTGATCAGCATTTTGATAGTCTACACTACCTGTTGATGCATTGAATTCAGCTCTGTATATTGTAAACTTGATGTCTTCTTGTTGATATGGTTTCCAAGCTCTATTGTTTGTTGATAAGAACAAGACACCTTCAAAGCCATCTCTGTTTAAGATAGTATTTGTTGTAAGATCAGCTTGTCCTGTTTTACGAACATACACATTGTAGTTTGGATTGTTTGCATCTGGTTTCAATACAATACAATATTCTAGTCCAGTTCTTACAAATACTGGTGATGGGAAGTTAAATGTAGTAACTACACTTCCATCTGTACTTGTGTTTACATCTGCAGATCTTAAATGAACTTCTCCATTAGGCATTACTTTAGATGATGGGAAACCATTCTCAACAGTTCTAAGTTGTAATAGAACTCCAAGAGTTGGATCTTTACTTTCAAAGAATACATCAACTTTAGTTAAGAATTGTCCTGTATCTGTATCCAAGTTCTTAACAATAAATGTTTGTGCTAATGGATCTCCATCACCGTCTCCATCACCATCTCCATCTCCTGTAGCTGCTTCTATCTGCTCAGGAGTATTAAGTACTTGAGGAGGAGGAGCTGCTGGAGCAGGATCTGCTACAAATGTTGATGGACCAGCAACTGTATTTGTTTGTGTCCTTCTAGATCTAGTAGCTTGAGTTTCAACCGTTTGTCCAGTAATAACTCTTTCTCTTCTAACTTCTAGTTGCCTTGTTGTAAGTTGTATGCTAGCCTTATCAATACCAAAGTTGTATGCATTGAACACACCACCAGCTTTAGATCCAGTATCCTTTGCTGCTGCAACTGTTGTTTGATCAGCTATATTGACTTGTCTCTCACCTACAGGATATGTTTCTGCAGGTAAATGAAATACAACAAATATTTCACCATTTTCATTAGTTCTTAATGCATCACCAACTGCACCAGTTGTTCTGAAGTTAGCTTCAGTAATTGAATCTGAACTATTGACTGTAGCAGGTTGACATTGTGAACTTACAGCTTTAGAGTCAAAGTATACATAGTGTCTTGTATTTGGTTTCAATCCAAATGCATGTAAGTACAACAACTGTTCTCTTATGAAAGGATTGAATGATATATCTCTTACAAACTCACCAACAGTTTGTGTGTTGACAATATCTTGAGTTTGAAACTGGTTCTCACTTTGCTGTCGTCTTATAGTTCTAATAGTTTGAAAGTTGTTGACTGTTGTAGTAGTAGTATCTTGTCTTGTTGTTGTACCACCAGCTGTTCTACTTGCTACTGGAGTAACCACAGAACTTTGTGTTGAACCAAGAAAGTTAGTAACTGATGTGTCACCTATAACTTCACTTCGAGGCTCTTGTATAGCTTCTAGATCTCTTATACTATTCAATAGAGATCTTGTACCAGCTGTTAAGTCTAACTCAACATGAAAGTCATTAGATGGTGGATGTCTTATATCATGAAAGTTATCATAGCTTGGAAGAACATTAACAATACCATTGTAACTCCAAAATAACTCAGCTAAGTTTCTAGTTCTAGTTGCAGATCTTTGTTCATATTCTGATGTATGATCAAATGTTAATGTAATCAAATCACCAGTCTTAACTGTATTTGCAAATGTATTTGGTGTGATATCAATAATGTTATTTTTTTGTCTTGTAGTTAGAACTTGGTTAACTTTATCATATCCAGCTTTGAACTCTCTGCTTCCAATGTCAGCTGTAGTTTGATCAACAAAGTTATCTACTAATATTCCGTTTTTGAATCTCTCTAATGAACTATTTGCAGAAGATGGAATTGTAAGATCAATTGCTTGTTTCTCTAACAAGTTAAGAGATGTATAATATTGTATCTTCCTAACTTCATTTTTAATTTGAGAAATATCTTTCATAGTAAAGTTACGTTGTTGTCTACTTACTATTTGATATGCATAATCTGGTCGTGCTGATCTTGCTGCAGGTAGACTTGCAAGAGTTGGAAATACTGGAACAGTAACCAAACCTAATGTCATTGCAGTGGCAGAGTCTTGAGGAGGTACAGGTTTAGAGCTTGCAGATCCTTCTGTAGTACTAAACACACCTTGTGTATCCATCATTATCTTATCAATTCTTGGAAGATAATGTTGGTAATCAAGAGTCATGTTCTCACCAGGAGCAGCAATATATTGTTCACCACTAAATGATACTGTCTTAACTGGGTTTGTTGTTGCACCAGCTGCAGTTGTAGCGTTAGTTGTGTTTGCTGTATTTGCTGCTTGTGGTCTGAAATCAATTGAATCTCTAAGATCAAATGTTTCACCATCTGTAGGTGATAGGTATATTGGTATACCTTCTGTTCTTATTTTATCAGCTGGTAGTGTAGCTGTTGCATCATCAACAGGATAACTATCAACAGTAGCGTATCCAAAACCACTTCCACTTTCTCTAAAGTGATTAAACACTGCAAGTATTCTTGCAGTGCTGTTTATTGTTGGTGCACCAACTGTATCAGTTCTTAATTTAAGTTTTGATAAGTCATAGAAGCCATCTTTTTGGTTAGGTAATAAATCAAAGTGAGCTGTAAAGTCATTACCAGAAGCTTCTATACTTGTAAAGTTGTTATATTGTACATACACTTTTTGAAGTTGATAAACATCAGGTACACCTAAGCACCATGGTCCAACAGAAGTGTCAGCATTAGTTGCACAATTAATTTTTACATAAGTGTTTGCAGAAAGTAACTTATCTTTTTGTGCAGCCTCTCTTTTTGTTACATTATGTTTGACTAATAGTGCAAAGGTAGACTCTAATGTTTTACCTCTTGACATATTGATAGTAGCTGACTTTTGGTCTGAACTTATTGTAACATTTGAGCTTGTACCATCAAGATGAATTGGTTTATCTGCAACGTATAATCTTCTGTATGCTGCACCACTAACTGCTGTTGAAAATGCACCTAGTGTTGTAAGATGTGTAGCATTTGTTATACCAGTTATGAGTTCATCTTCTGAACCAGCAACTCTAATAGTATCACCAACTTGGAAATCTGTTGTAAACGTAGTACTACTACCTGTGACTACATTGCTTGTTGTCGTTGTTACAGTTCCACTCAATGCAGCAGTCTGCGCAGATGTATTGTTTGCAACAATAACAAATTCTCTTTCTTGGTCAGTAGATAATGTAGATCCACCAGTGTAGTCAAAGATTTGGTTACCAGTTAATGTTAAAACTATAGTACCATTTGTTGCAGCAGTACCTGTAGATATTGTTCTGTATGTGTATGATGCTTCGTTGTCTGTCTTGTGATTGAAAGTTTTTATACCTTTGATTCCAGTAGGTACTATAAACTTCCTAAGGTTAGTATCTTGGAGTACAGCTCTACCATTAGTAAGTTTAACGTCAGCAAATCCAACTCCAGCATTAGACCCTGTAAAATATGATACTGATCGTACGTCTGCAAAGTTCTTTCCTTGGTTCATGTTTACGTCAAACAAGTACAACCTATATTCACCTTCAGCACTACCTGGTGTATTGTCTTCGTATACAACTGATCTTACTCTTGCAGTACCTACAATGTTACCTGTGAATGAAGGACCAGAAGCTGTTACTTGTGTGGCTGAGTTTGTTGATGGAACTGTTTCTGCTGAACCTGCAGGGCATGTTGATATTCTATTACCGGCAGTATCCAATAATTTAACTTCAGCTGCAGTGTTGAAATCAAAGCTACCAAGATACTCATTAACAACAATATAGTTACCATAGTTTTGACTGATCGTTGCATTTTCAACATTAGCAAAATCAGTTCCTTTTCTGATTTGTATTCTTGAAGCACCAACAGTTTCATTACGGAAGCCTTTAACAAATGCTTTACCAGCACCAATAACCATAGTATCTAAGTCAGTGTTTGCTGTATTCTCTTCTGTACTAAAAGCAAATGGTTTTACAACATAATCACCACTTTCTTCAAATGTACGTTTAGCTAACTCTTCACCAATCTCTGAGAACTGAGTTTCTTCTCTTACAGTAGTTGGTAAACCATTTTGAAATTTTATTAGTGAAAGAAAGTTGTTTGTTGATTGAGCATTGGTTGTTGTATTTGAAATAAGATTTGGAGTAAGTTTTAGTCTGTCAGCACCTGGAGCATTTTCATTATTGAACCCTGAAGAGTTATCCAACAAAGCAGTATTGGAAGAACTATTGACAATACTTTCCTCAGTAATAAAACCAACAGAAAAATTATTTGGTTTTAGATCGTAATCTTTAACATTTACACCTTGAGAAAATACTTCTACAAAGTGACCTTTTTGATAGATTGTTCCATCACTTACTTGAACTCTTAGTGTCTTTCCTACTGGATCAAACTCTGTGTTACCTGTAGATGCAAAACCTAAGCCAGCAATCTCAAAAGATGCTGTTGAATTAATTGTACAAGTAATATTTGCACCAGTACCACCAGCTGTATCAAATGTAATTGTTGGAACATCAGTAATTTGAAAGTCTTGTCCAGCTTTGATAAGAGTAACTGCTGTGATTCCACCAGTACTGTTTGTTGTTACATTAGCACTAGCGTTAATACCACGAGTAGCAGTGAAGATAAGAGTGTCTCCATTTGTAAAAGCTGCTCCACCATCATTAATTGTAAATGTATTTGATATTTGTCCATTTGCTGGATAGAACTTGACTGTCTCACCAGCAACAAATTCAACCTTATCTGTACCACCACTGTTGCCTGTATTGACATATCTACCATACAAAGTGTTAAGATCTGGGTTGGTTATTTCAAAACCAGCTTTTGAATCAATAGTTTGCATAATAAGGTTAGATGATTCATGTTGTATGTAACCATTTGCAAACTCAGAAACTGTATACAATTCATTGTCTGTATTTCTATCAAGAAGTTTTACATACTCTGCTGATTTGATATTGAAAGAACATCCTTCAATTATAGATCCATCCTTAACTACAACATCACCAAACTTCTCAATTTGGTTCTGTAATATACTTTGTAACTGAGTAAGCTCTCTTGCTTGTATTGGAACAGAAGGCTTAAACAATACTCTATGATGTTGTGAATCAACATCAAAGTCATCAAAGTATGGACTTACATTAAGGTTGGTATCAAGGGTTCTGGACATCTCGTTCCTCTAAAATTTTAACACGAGTTTGACTGTTTCGGTTAAAGTGTTTGATCTCGACACTGCTTCAATATTTTTCAAAAATAATACCTCTCCAGATCCTCTCACAAGATCTCCTGGTACTGTAGCTTTGAATCGAGCTGTTTCTGATGAAGTACCTCCAGTAACTATATAGCTGTTTGCATCTTCAAATGTTCCACGTACTGTTGTTAAGGAAGTGTGTGTAGCGTTGCTTTGATATACTATACCATTTGCACCACTGGTAGCTTGTGTCACCTTTTCATCCTCTGTAAATGAACTACCAGAAACTAAGTTATGTTCAAACTTAGATGTTTGTTGGAAGTAATGATAGTTGGCTCTTGAAGAGTCAGCATCGTTAACTCTTACTGCTGTAATATTAGCTGTAGCTCCTGTAATGGATCCTGTCACATTAGATGTTAACAAAAATATACCAGAAGCATTAGTAAGACTAACAGTTGTAGTATTTGATGTTATTAATGTTCCTGTAGCACCAGTACCAGAATCAGTTACTGTTTCATTTACTTGGAAGTTAGCTGTTGGTGAATCTATTGTTATTCTTGTGTTAGCATAAAATGGATTTTTCAATATGCCAACAGTTCTGAAATCATTATCTGTTTGTATGTTGCTTGCTTCATTGTTTGCAAAGTCAGTTGATATGATTACATACCTTGCATCAAGTTCAGCTAAAGGATCATGGGCGTGGCCACCAAACGGACCAATGACTGCACGGACAGCTGCCAAGTTACCAGAAGCCATATTGTTTGCTTCAATAGTAACATCTGCATATGTGTACTTAGATCCTCGTTGCAATATTTGTATGTTTGCTATAGTATTTGTTGATGTGTTAATTAATGCTCTTGCAATAGCATTAGATCCATCACCTTTGATTCTAACTGTTGGAGTAATCTCAAATGTACTTGTGCTATCTGGTGTACCAGAGAATGCTGTATTGACTGTTACAGTTTTGGTTGCACCAACATAATCTACTATCTCTCTTATCTCACCATTACCTATACCACCAGTCATGTATATTGAACAATTGTTATAGAAATCATTATTACCAGATATAGAAAAGTTAGATGAGTTAATTGTAAATACAGTTGAGTTTGTGCCTGTTACTACTGCACCATTTGCAAACTCGTTATAGTTGTTTCCACTATCAGTTACAATGTAATGATCTAGTGCACCATTGATTGCATTACCTTGTGCATTAGCATGAGATATAACAGGAATATAGTTGTTAGATGTAAATTTTGTATACTTAGCAGCTGGAATAGTATACATAAATCTCCATTGATATCCATCAGTAGCACTCTTTACGTACAAAGAATCAAGAGTACTAGACACATCAGAATACAATGGTTGCGAGTTTGAAACACTATTTCCATTGTTGTTTATACATTTCCATACGTGATAATCTGAACCTTCTTGTGTAGAAACGTAGTAAACTTTATCTGATAATGTTGTATCTTGATCATCATATGGTTGGTAAATGGTACCATTTGCCCACTCATAATTCTCTATTCCATGAGAAATATCATTAGCTGTAACAAGTTTACCAAACAACATTTCATCATATGTTTGATATAATGAGTTAGCTATTGATTTATTTGGTGTTGGTGTACTGCTTTCTGAAAATGCTGTGTGCTTAGTAGAAAACACATAGTACATTGTGTTAGCAGCTTCTTCAATTGACTCAACAAGCTGCCTTGCACTGTGAACATTAAACTCTTTATATACTCTTTCTGTCATTCCCTACGCCTGACTTACAGCTGAGTTTGCCACGGATATGGCTACGTTATTGAAAGTATCTACAACTGGTCTTCCAAACAACTTGTATCCAGCTGTATGCACTACTTCTTTTAAAATTCTTTCATATTTATTTAGCTCAAATTCAGACAACACCTCATATGAGAACTGTTGGAAGAAGCTGTTGTCGTGGATGGAAAACTTCTCACCTAACACACCACTATTGAGCTTTGTATATCCTACACCAATACCAGTACCATTTGCTGTAGCAGTACCAACAACAGCTTGAGCATTAGTACCTAATGTAAAGTCTAACAACTCACCATCTTTGAATCCTAAACCAGAGTATATAACTTCAGCATTAGTGATAAGACCAGTACCAATAGTAACATTTGCAAAGGTGTTAGCATTGACACCAGCTTTAACAAATCTGTTGTAATTGTTAGTAGCATCATCTATTGTAACAATCTCAAAAGATCTGTTATTGTTATTTGATTGTAGTCTTTCTGAGGTAGTACTTGAAACAAAGTAGTCAAATTCAATTGAATGCATTCTCATTTTAAGATAGTTATTGGATGTGTTTGATGCAAGCACTTTAGCTAATGCAACTGTATTCTCACTAGTATTAGAAGTTGCAGTGATAGTGTTTATTGTTGCACCAGTTAACAATCCAGTTATATTTATTGATGTATTGATAACTGCATTATCACCTATCAATCTTTCTGCACCAGCAGTAGTGTTAGATGTATACAAACCACCAAGTACCATATGTGTTGTATTAGTTATTGATCTAACTTGGGCATATGTATTGGTACTACTATTGATTACTTGCTTGACTCCTTCACCTACTGAGAAGTCGTTAGCTGTGTTAGTTGAAAATGTAAGTGTTCTTGTATCATGAGCTTTGTACTGTCTATACATATCTCCAACCTCTGGAGTAGTACCAGCTCTGTTTCTATAGCCTATCTCAACATCTTTTTGAAAGAAACTATCTACAAATCTGTTTTGTGTCATTACAATTGGATCTGCAGTGAAAGAATTACCACTACTTACAACTGTAAGAGATGTTACTTCACCAAGAAGCTCACTAGTTTCAAATGTTAGTGCTTTATCAATTACATCATCTATGCCAGCAGTAGTATCTTTTGGAAATCCATATCCAGCTGCTGTAACATTACTATTAGATCCATTGATAAGCATATCAGTAGAAAGAACATTACCAGAGTTAGTAAACTTTATGAAGTCTGTATATACGTTTGTTGCTATAGCATTACCAACAGCATTTATCAACACATTTGCGTTTGCACCAGATCTATTTGCTACAATATCAGCTACTGTATTTGTAACAGCTCCTTTCACAAACCCTTGAGGTTCTACAGGCCACACACCACTGTTAGCTGTAATACCAAGATTGTTTGCTCTTCTACCAATGAATGTTCCAGTAGGATAGTTGTTAGTAAATGTACCAAAGTCTGCATTGACAGTTGCATCACCAGCAAATTTCAACTTAACAACACCATTTTCAGCTGCAAATGAACCAGATGTTTCATATATTGTTAATGTACCATTAGTAGATGAAGCACTGTCCCTTGCATTAACTGCTATATGACCATTTGCTATAACACCAGCTGTAGAGTTGATACCTTGAACATAACTTGATGAGTTAGCAGTTTGAGCAAATATATTATCACCAGATGTATATGTAACTGCTACTCTTGGTGAGAATATCTCTTCAAAGATTTGAAATGTATTAGCTGGTACAGTATTTGACCCATCAGGTCCAACTGATACTGCAGTATTAGATATATTGTTAACTTCAAGTATTGTTTCACTGATTATAACATTTGATAATGAGTTATTTGCACTATATCCAGATCCACCTATCTGCAATTCAATTGCAGGCACACCTGTACCATTAGCTACACCAGTAACTCTTATTCTACCTACTGTAGATGTATTTGCTTTTGACTTTACTGTAAGTTCTTGTCCAACAGAATAACTGTTACCACCATCAGTTAATGTAACAGCAGATAGTGATCCATTTGTTCTTGCAAAGTAAACTCCAGTTGGATCAAACACTAACTCGTCTCTTATGAACTCTCCAACAAGTCTTTCTAAGTAAACAATCTGTAATGCCTTACCTTGCACACTTGTATCTACAATAGATGTTACAAAAGCAGTAGCACCTGAGACCTGACCAGTGATTTCATTACCCAAAAATGCTTGTATTTCATCTTCACCAGCAAATATTTCAATGTATCTTGGAGTAACAAATGTTGCATCCGATGCTTTTGCAAGATGTTCATTTGGAATAAACAGATCAGCATTCTTACCATAGATCAGTTTGAAAAACAACTGCAGTGCTCTCTTAGAACCTTTGGATCTATAAAGATCAAGAATATGTTTGATAACAAACGATTGATCTATAGTCATAGTCTCTGGAATACTGAAAAGATATGTTTTCTTAAAATGTTCCAAGAAACTGGCAGTAGCTTGGTCAACATCTATCTCAGAAGCCATATTTCTAGATAGACCAAGCGCTTCATCCTCTTGCTCAATATATTCATAGTAAGCCTTGACAAATAATGTCATAAGCTCACCATCGTTCTTATAAACGTCTGGAAACTGCTCCTTGATTAAAGGAGATATCTTATCCTGAATAGTATTGAGTTCTGGCATATCACTCTCTAAGTTCTATAACACTCACACTAGTCTCATTTGTTCTAATCCTTATAACATCATTTCTCAGTCCTTGGATGTCATCATCCTCTGGTCGAGCAAATATTTTTATGGTACCAGATGAAGTACCAGATGAGTATGAGTTTATAACAAGATTTGATATAGCAACCTCCCCAGATGAATAGTCAATTGTGCCAACATTAGCGCTCAAAACTTCAATGTTTGTCAAGTTTGCTGTCACTACTTGTAGTGTTCCAGCTCCATTATCTCTCAATGATGCACCAGTAATGTTATTGAATACGAATGTTTCTGATTGAACTGTAGGAGTAGAGAATGATACAAATGATCCTTGCGATACAGGCTCTACTGGATTGTCTCTCTTGAATGCTTGGTTGAATAACAATGTTTTATTGAAACTTATATCAGCTTGTGGGCTTATCAGTTTCATCATCCTTACATCTACTTCACAACTGAGGATAGAAGTAGCTGTCTCGTTAATCTTTTCAATTAACTTACTTTTTCTGAATGTCTTGAAGAAGTCGTCTAAATTATCATTATTGAATGTATTTACTGTTGTTTCAACTGATGTTTGTATAGTTCCAGGTCCATCAGTAGTAGCATTCCTGTTGTACTTAACATTTGCCTTGACTTCTATGTTAATAAACTCTGGATCTATGATGTCAGTTCTTATACCAATAGGTGTCTTATCTCTCAAGAAGTTTTGTATTTGTGTCTTGAGAGTTGTTGGTAGAATGTCAAATGAATCACTACGTATTGCTAACTTAACAACACCATTCTGAGGTACAGGTTCATCTGCACCATCATAGACATTCATTGATGAAATATCATTGAACTCATTTGTAACTATAGTCTTATAGTCTTCTTTTGTAACAGCTCTCTCTTGAACTGCTAATGCTCTTGGAGCTGAGAACCTTATATCATCAAGTTCTTGTGGTCCTGATCCACCAGTAGCTCTGGTAACTAAACTAATAGCTGCAGGGTGGCCAGCGATACTATCAGCAGAAAAATTATTAGCTCCATTTGGATCTTCTCCATTAGATCTTCTGTAAGATATCTCAACCAAATTGTTATTTGATGGTTGTCTTCCAAAAGTACCATTTCCAAATACAATTTTGTAGCTTCCATTAGTTGATGGCTCTACAAAGTATACATTACTTGTACTTGTCAATCCAAATAGTGTATTTGCTCTTGTGTACTCAGAATTTGTACTATCCGTGTTTGAAGTTCTTATTTTTACTGCAAGACTTGTAACATCAACATCTGAGTTGTTGATAAAGAAACTTTGTGTGTTTGGTGATGTATTTGTAACGAGAAATGCTTCTTGAACTATATCACCTTCGTATATTGCTACATTAGAAGCAAGATAGCTGTTATTTGCATACACAATTATATCTGAATTGGTTGAAAATGTATATGTATTGTCACCAATAGTAGATGTTAACTTAGTAAGTCTTGGTATTGTGATCTGATGTGGATTGCTTGTTGGGTTCACATTGATGTTTACATATGCTAACGATGATCTAAATGATCTTGGTAGATAGTTTAGTGACTTGGATATTGAGTACACACTATCTCTTAACTGTGCACTATCAAGAAACATCTCAGTTGCAACATGGTTAAGATATATTGAATTGTAGTACGTGTTGTATGACAACAGATCCATCAATACATTTAAGTTAGATCCAGTGAAGTCATAGTCAGAAAAGATATCCTGGCCTTGCATAAACGTGATTAAGTTAGATTTTATTGTACTAAAATCTAAGTTGGCGACCGAAAATTCTGTATTGGTCGTAGCCATTATCTAGTCCTCTCTAGTCCTATGGTAAATGTTACTGGGTCTTCTATATTTATGATGGCAAATGTTACTACTATCTCTGCAGTGTGTTGATCATTCTTAAACTCAAGCTCAGTTGATATAAGCTCGGCTCTTGGCTCATGATTACGTATCGCTTCGTTAATATATGATTGAACTTGCATTTGAGTAAATGGTGTTGCATTTTCAAATAACAAAGCTCTTAGACCAGCTCCTACACTTGGTTGATACAATCTTTCTAGCTTATCTGTAAGTAATAGGTTTCTAACTGATTGTTTTACAGCTTCAGCATTAGTTTTTTTGTTTAGTTGACCTGTGACTGCATTACGAGAGAAGTCTGTAAAGAAATCTGAATAGACAGTAACATCTGATCTATTCTCTGTAACAACTGCAACTTTACTCACTCTGCACCCTCCTCAGGTTCGTCGAATGGCTCTGGTTCTTGACCAGGCGGTAGTTCTTTACCCAACTGAGTAAAGTACTTTTTGAATTTCTCTGAGAGCTCTTTCAAGTTATTTTCAATACCAGGAGATGCTTTCTTAGCTGCCTCTATGGTAGGTCCAAAAGCATTCAATGCATTCTCAGGGTTGACAGCAAGTCCAGTGATTGGATCTCTTTCAAATTTTATTACATTTCCACCACTTAGTTCTGAAGTAGGTAGTGTAGATGCTATCTTACTTAATCGTTCAAATGTATCTTGAGCTACTTCAGTGTTATCTCCTACAAACTTTCTTAATTCACCAGCATTCTTTTGCATCATACCTTGTGCTGCATTTCTTGCTTGCACAAATGATTCTTCAAAGTCACTCTTACTTGCAAAACCAGCTGGTAGTGTTATCTCAGCACCATCTTCATCAATGGTCCTAACAAACACTATATTCTCACCAGTTGATTCATCAAACACCACATCAGTGGCAATTCTTTCCTTAAATTTATTTATAACAGTAGACAGTGTGGCAATAGATGTTCCTTTGTCTTCTAACAGCTTGTTCTTTACTATTTCAGCTGGTTGTTTTATCTCAAAAGGTTTAAGATCAACATCAGACAGTGCATCTTTAACTGGTTGTACTGGAGCCTTACCAAGTTTTTGTGCAACAACTCTTTCACCATTTTGTATACCATCTTCATCAAATGTAGGTTCAGTTTTGAATACAATATTCTCAAATAAGCTACCTGGATCAAATGCTGAACCTGTAATGCTAGTAGTAGCTTGATTCAACTGAGCTCTTATTGCTCCAGATGCATCACTCCAAGTACCTCCAGGAGCAAAGTCATCTTCTTGACCTCTCAGTGCATCTAATGCAGTTTGTTGTATAGATGTGATAGAATCACTAGCTCTTTGTTGTAATGTTTCAACAGAAGGTATGTCTATGTCATTTGAAACGCTATCAATTAAAGACTGTAGTTGACCAACAGCAGCACTACCAGAGAGCACCTCACCCATTTTTTCTTGTAAACTTGTAAGCTGAGGTGCTAGTTCAGCAGTAGCATTATGTAATACATTTGTTATATCAGCAATAGCATCTGTAGATGATTGAAGTGTAGACTTTAGTGTAGAAGGACTTTCAGCAGATACATCAAGAGCAACAATACTGTTTAGTTGAGTTGCAACAGTATCAGTTATATCAGATAGCTTTTCATCGATACCACTATTTTGTAGTGCCTTATTGAATTCCTCTATGCTAAAGTTCATACTCATTCGTTTAGATCAATTCTAGTTGATTTGATAAATGTATTCGTTGGCGTGACACTGGTGCCAACAAGAAACTGTTGCGGTGTATCAATAG